GCATATGCCAGCTTGCATCCTCCGATCTGCATGATCGCCGCAATCGCAAGCATAGCCGATACTTTAACTAGCTTTCTCAATTCCATTTACCTCCTTCACGAATACTCCAATGTCAATAGGTTTCTGATGTGCTATAGCGTCCATGAGTTCCTGATCGCTATGGATCCCGTACTCCTCGGACAGCTGTTTTTTTAATTTCTCAATTAGTTCCATCCGGTGTACCTCCATGTTTTTTCAAATACATCCTGAGTTCCATCACGTCATCCGCAAAATCGCTCAGGCATGCTACTATCTTTTTCAACTCTTCCTCTTCTCCATGATCCAGCTTTCCATCACTGGCAATTCTGAGAAGTCCTTTCTTAATACTGTGTAACCGATCATCGTCTGCATGATTCAGGAGACTACAAGTAATCTGCTCAATCCCCCGGATCTTTGTTGCGATGTTCTGCCTCTTTCCAATAGGGCAATCATTTTTGCAATAGCAAGCCTCCAGTTCCGGTGCTCCGTAAAGGTCAGCCATTCTTACAACAACATCGGTCGGTACTGGTGTCAGTCCCAACTCGTAATTGCTCAGACTTGATACAGATACATTCAGCATCTCGGAAGCTCCCTCACGGCTACTCAGCCTATCATTGTATTTTGCAGCTTCTTTTCTACACTGAAAGTAGATACTTCCACCGCAATTCATACATTCTTTCTCCATGTTCCAACGTCCCTCCGTGAGTTACTATTTAATCATACAGTTGTGGTGTCACTGTCAGCGATCCCCAGGTAATCAGAAATCTTTTTGACTGCCGGAGCACTGTAGACACGCCCGTTCAAGATCGAACTGACATAGCTTCGGTTCATATCCAGCTCCTTAGCTAATGTTGTGGTTTTAAGATCACGGTTAATCATTTCGATCTTGGCGTTTTTGCACCACGCAGACAGCTTTTTTTCCATGAGTTCCCTCCTTTTCCTTCTTTACTTACCTAACATTTGTTGGTATGATAGAAGTGCTTTTTCATTTATTAAATTGATTATGTTTTGTTGTTTATGTTTGTTAGTATAGCTCACT